ACCGGATGGCCGCGTGCCCCGACCCGCTTCCGTAAAGTGCGCTGGGACCACAACTAAAAACACGACGTCCAATCACATCACGTCTGACGAGTCTAGATATTAAGACTTGCTGACTAAGTTGTGGGCCTATAAAACAATAATTGGTTCCATTTTGATCTTTAATTCAAAATGCCTAAGCGGGATGCCCCTTGGCGTTTAAGCGCGGGGACCACTAAGGTCTCCCGCTCTAGTAATTATTCTCCAAATGGAGGTATGGGCCCTAAGGCCACTTCTTGGGTTAACAGGCCCATGTACAGGAAGCCCAGGATCTATCGCACGTTGAGAGGCCCTGATGTGCCCAAAGGCTGCGAAGGTCCCTGTAAGGTCCAGTCCTACGAGCAGCGTCATGACGTCTCTCATGTTGGTAAAGTCATGTGCATCTCAGACATCACACGAGGTGGTGGTATTACCCACCGTGTAGGTAAACGTTTTTGCGTTAAGTCTGTTTACATTTTAGGGAAGGTATGGATGGACGATAACATCAAGTTGAAGAACCACACGAATAGTGTTATGTTCTGGCTGGTTAGAGACCGGAGACCCTATGGCACCCCTATGGATTTTGGTCAAGTGTTCAACATGTACGACAATGAGCCCAGTACAGCCACTGTTAAGAACGATCTTCGTGATCGTTTTCAAGTGCTACACAAGTTCTACGCCAAGGTCACGGGTGGACAGTATGCCAGCAATGAGCAGGCGTTGGTCAAGCGTTTCTGGAAGGTTAACAACCATGTCGTCTATAACCATCAAGAAGCAGGGAAATACGAGAATCACACTGAGAATGCTTTGTTATTGTACATGGCATGTACTCATGCCTCTAATCCTGTGTATGCAACATTAAAAATTCGGATCTATTTTTATGATTCGATAACAAATTAATAAAGATTTACTTTTATTTCATGATTCTCAAGTACATGATTTACATATGCCTTGTCTGTTGCGAAACGAACAGCTCTAATTACATTGTTAATCCCAATAACACCTATTCTATCTAAATACAGTAAAACTAAATACTTAAATCTATTTAAGTAAGTCTTCCCAGAAGCTCGAATTGATGTCGTCCAGACTTGGAAGTTCAGAAAAGCTTTGTGAAGATTCAGTGCCCTCCTGAGGTTGTGGTTGCACCTGATTTGAATGTGGTAGATTCTGGTCGATGTGTAAAGTGGCTCTTCTACTCGACACATCCTGAAATAGAGGGGATTTGGAACATCCCAAATAAAAACGGAATTCTCTGCCTGATGCGCAGTGATGCTCTCCCCTGTGCGTGAATCCATTGTTGGAGCAGTTGATGTGTAGGAATATTGAACAGCCACAGTTTAGGTCTATACGTTTCCTACGTATTGCTCTTCTCTTAGCGTTCCTGTGATGAGGTTTGATAGAGGGGGGAGTTGAGGAAGATGAATTTAGCATTTTTGAGAGTCCACTGTTTTAGTGACGCATTTTCCTCTTTGTCGAGGAAATCTTTATAGCTCCCCCCGTCTCCTGGATTGCACAGCACGATTGATGGTATGCCCCCTTTAATTTGAACTGGCTTGCCGTACTTACAGTTGGACTGCCAATCTTTCTGGGCCCCAATCAACTCTTTCCAGTGCTTTAACTTTAAGTAGTGCGGTGCGACGTCATCGATGACGTTATATTCCACTTCGTTCGAGTAAACCCTAGAATTGAAATCTAAATGACCACTCAAGTAATTATGTGGGCCTAAAGAACGAGCCCACATTGTCTTCCCTGTTCTTGAATCACCCTCGACGATGATACTAATAGGTCTTTCCGGCCGCGCAGCGGCACCTCTTCCAAAATAATCATCAGCCCATTCCTGCATCTCGTCAGGAACAGCGTTGAATGATGAGAGTTGAAACGGAGGAACCCATGGTTCTGGAGCCTTTTGAAAGATCCTATTTGCATTATTGACCAAATTATGATAATGAAGAAAATAATGAGCAGGTTGTTCTTCTTTTAAAATTTGTAGTGCAGATTCAGCAGACCCAGCGTTTAACGCTTTTGCATATGAATCATTGGTTGTCTGTATACCTCCTCTACTTGATCTTCCATCGATCTGGAAAACTCCAAAATCAAGGAATTCTCCGTCTTTCTCCATGTATGATTTAACGTCTGAGCTGCTCTTAGCTCCCTGAATGTTCGGATGGAAATATGCTGATCTGCTTGTGGAACTGAGGTCGAAGAGTTTCTGGTTGTATATTTGGACTTTACCCTCGAGTTGTATAAGCACATGGAGATGAGGTTCCCCATCTTCGTGGAGTTCCCTTGCGACACGAATGAATAATTTATTCGAAGGTAGAGAGATATTCTGGAGTTGAAAGAGAGCCTCTTCTTTTGTTAAAGAACAGCGAGGATATGTTAAGAATATATTTTTAGCCGATAGTCTAAATTTTTTCGGCGGGGGCATTTTTGTAATAAAGAGCGTAACACCAATTGGGTTCCTCTCCAAAATGTCTAAGCAATTGGTGTTTTGGTGTTGAATTTATACTACAACTCTCAATACTAGAACTCTCCAAAAGCGGCCATCCGTATAATATT